TAACTTCTACGATTTTGCCCACAGTTCCGCCAGATGTGTAAGCTGTGTACGCGCTACTATCAATGCCGCTAAGCTCAAATGTGTTTGTTGCTGCATTAGCTACAGTAAATTCTAGGTTGTTTACTTCAGTCATGCCAACAACGCCTGAGATAAATACTCTGTCGCCATTAGATAAGCCATGTGTTGCAGATGTGACTACGGCAGGATTTGCCTGTGTAATACCTGTTATTGCTGTTGTGGTCTCGGTTAGGATGCCGCCATCCTTGTAGAAGCGAATATAGTTAGCACCAAACTCTAAGACATAAGCCTGTTCATCACTGTACTCAAAATTGACAAGTCTAACTTTTCCTCCATCCTTACTGCGTCCAGCAAAATAAGTACCTGGCCTACGAGTTGTGCCGCCAGAAGGATAAACCACCATGTTCTGTAGCGTCTGAGCCGCTTCATTATATTTCTGTAAATCAATACGACCCTCAAGGCGAGGCGACAGCTCGCCAGACTTAAAGTTGGTAACGATGCTGGAAACTCTCGCCATAGCTACAACCTTATATTCGTAAAGTCTTCTGTGATAATCCTATCTGGCTTGCCTTCGATAGCATCCATTGAACGCGCTTCAGTAAGACGTTGCTGGTACAAACTGAATATTTGCTGTGCTACAGATGTGCTGCCTGTAATAGCGTAGGCTGTCTCTGATGCCAGTCTGTGCGCAATGGTGCTAGATAATAGCGAGTCATACTGTTCTGTGTCGGTTATTCTTCCAACATAAATAATTCTGCAAGTACCTTCATCTGTAAGTATCTTGCGTCCTTCCACCTTAAACATAGCCTGTACATCATAAGGCGATATTTCATTATCCACATTAGCTGTGTGCAGCGAGATAACGCGCAAGCAATATGGGTCTGTCGGTAAGGTAAACTGGTTAGTAAAGCCAAAAGCAGGACTATCGCTGTCTTTTGCTAATTGCTTCCTAGTGATGGCTATATTCCAGTTATGCGCACGCAGTACGGTATCGCGTACGGTTTCAAAACGCCTGTTGCACAATCTGGCTTCTTTTGAGTTTTCTGTAAGTGATGTGATGGTTGCAGCACCAAGCAAGTCCATCGCTTCATTACATATGTCAACAACGGAGGGCATTACTTCAACAACCTTTCTAACTGTATAAGAGCACCTTGACTCAAGTTACTGTCACCGCCAGATACAACCTTGCCAGACTGCTTGGCTTCTTCTACTAGGGCTTTCATTTTGCCTGTAGGTAATAATACCACAGTTTCGCCATCAAGTATAAACGCCCAATACTCTGCTTCTGTTGTGTCTATACCAGAGGGCTTGCCTCTACAAAAAAACTCCACAAAGACTCTGCCAGTCTGTGAAGCCTTGAAATCTCGTTTCACTTCAATCTTTTTGGATTGTAATAGTTCAGCCAACCACTTCTCCTGCAACTGGCCTACTTTTAAGTCATACTTGAAATCGCTGTTAAACTCCACGACCCATGCTTTCCCCCAATGGGCGAGAGGGCAGCTACACATGCCGCCCCCTCAAGTGTGATTAGTTCACAACGTAGTGGATGATGAAGCTCATGTCACCAGCAGTGCCACCAGCAGCAGCCATTGTAGCCGCAACATAGTAGAACCCACCTGGGTCAGAGCTGTCTCCAGCTAGTTCGTACATTTGCTGACCAGCAGTGTTGATGTCAGCAGCTTCAAAACGAACATCTGCCATTGCAGCAGCGTCTGCTACTGCTGTAGCAAACACATCTTCGTCTTTTACTGTGCCATCAGTTGCGTAAATGCCAACATTGAAAGTACATGTGCCACCCAAGTTGTCCGAACCAACGTAAATTGCAGTTACGTTAGCGTTGCTTGGGATTGGCGCAAACATTACAACGTCATCATTGTCACTGTCGCCAGTAGCTAGTGCTATTGTTCCAGAAGCTACACGCAATGCGCCATGTAGATTATGAGAATCGTTAGCAACCTGAGGAGTAGCTTCAAAGTTAGCTACCAAAGTAGAATTTTTAGTACCCATCTCTTTACTCCTTATGCAGATTCGTCACAGATAATCTGGACAACCTTTTCTTCTTCCATGCGAGTAGCACCAATGCTCATGCAGTAGTACACCTGAGTTGCATAGCCTTTGTCGCTACGCTCATCAATGCGTGCCATGATGTCTCTTCCGACACCAAGTGCAAGACCATCTTCTGCCCAAGCAAAACAAGTACGGTCGTTACCAGACTTTGCTAGACGGTTTGTTACGATGAATTTGAAGCCTAAGAAGGTGTCAATCTCACCCTGTACCAGAGCCTTAACTGTATTGAAGTCTGATGATGTAACAGTTGTGCTGTTCAACAGAGCTTCAATCTGGTTAGGACCTACAGCAATGTAACGTGGAATTGATGGGTCAACATCAGCCAGGTCTAGGATTTTCTTAGCTTCAATCAGCTTATCCAAAGACATGTCAGCAGAGCCTGAAGCAATCTGCTGTCCAGCAGGAAGAGCTGTAGATGTTGAACCTGTTTCGCCTGTAAACGCTGTGCCAGTTGCAGCCGCAATCAGCTCATCGTCCATTGCACGACCCATAGCAGCAGCAGATGCTTGTGCATAAGCTGATGTCGGGTCAATCAACATACGAACCTTGTCCTGGTCATCAATCAGGTCAGCGTATTCGTAGTCAACCAGTGATACACGTCTACGAGCGTGTGGTGTATCAATCTGAGGGGTGTCGGCATGGCGGCTAGTGCGCTTCTGCGCAGTAGCTGACCCTACCTGGTCAAAAAAAGCATTTTTGCCAGTCATGTTTTCTACGCGTACCGCATCACGCAGACGAGAACCCATCTGCTGTGAAAGCATCTGCACGTTCGCAGAATACTGCTGGACAAATGCTGTAGTTACTTGAGTAGACATGTTTTTATCCTTTCGTCTAATCAGTTAGCATTGTCGTTTGTACTTGCGGCACGCTACCCTTACGGACGTTCCTAGACTTTTGAGCCTTCTTATGGCTATCGTCTATCCGATTGTCTTCAGGACGAGTTGCCTCGCTACCCTGCATGACCCACTGAAAGTATTTATCCGCCAGTAGGTCTGGCTCTTTGAAATTCCTTGCGCTGCCAAATTCAACCGCTAAACGCAAGCACTCCAATCTTGTCTCAACGAGCGATACCTCATCATCCATGAAGCTGCTCCATTAAGTGTTGCATATTCGACACAGCACTCGCATGACCTGGATTTTTCTTGTCCCAATATGCGTGTGTCTTATCTCCCATAATGGCATCAATCTCCGCACGAGCAGTAGCTGGTGTCATTACGTTAGTCTGTGACATTTCTGCAACAGTATCTTCACTTGTGACAGTTTGCCTAAATTCTGCAATTTTTGCAAATGCTTTAATGAATTCAGCGTTGTCACCTAACTTTGAACCATCAGACAAAGTAATATCGAACACTTCAGGGCTTGCAAACTCCTGCGCAACTTTAGCAGCAGATTCTACTTTTTGCTCGTAGGCTCTGCCCCATTCTTGCCGTAAAGTGCTTTCTGTACTTTCTCTGGCTTCTTCGATAACGCCAGACTCAGCAGACACGGCTTGCTCTACAGAACTCCTGTAGTAATCCATAATCCCTTCAGCCTGTTGTGGCGTTAAGCGTAGCTTGTGGGATACATCAGCAAAGTTAGTGGCTGCCTCCTCTGTGATGATGTTTCCGTCAGCTTTGATTTCGTAACCTTGCGGTGATTCTGGCATACCTAGTCTGCCATAAATACGGTCAAGGTCTTCGTCTGTTGGATTTACTGGCATTGCGATTTTGTCAGCACCGATAAGACGCTGCGCATTTACATAGGAACGTGCCAGGTTCTCTACGTCTTTAATTGGCGATAGACTTGGGTGTTCTCTCAAGTCGGTTGGTATCATCTCCAAAAACTCGTTACCAGACCCACCAGACGCTACCTCAGATGGTGTCTCCATCATTGGCATCTCAGGCTGGGCTACCTGTTCAATGTTTTCTTCTGACATTATTACTCCTGCATCATGTTGTAGATATGGAGGATAACAGCTCGTTTACCCTCCTCGAAAGCTGTAGCATTGGCATCGCCAGCTACATAGCTTGAAGTCCGCCAGTTACTGCGAGCCTCCAAGTCCTTCAAGACCTTAACACCAGAGTCTGTGTCAAAAGTCTGTCTATACATATCTCTAAGCTGTTCTATTTCTTTCACTGTCCGACCATCCTAGTTGCTTGTGCTGCTTGTGCCGCAGTGTAGACATCTTCTTGTGTTTGCTGTCTTTCCATCATCTCTTGCTCTTGTGCAGCTCTCTGCTCACGCAATTCGTTGACCTCGCGCTGTGTCTTTAGCGTAGTCTTCGGAACGCCAAGTGCTTCAGTGATGTGTCTCACAAGTCCGTCAGGGTCGATATGGTCTGCGACTGGCAGTGCTTGTGCCAATGGCATCAGAACCTCTAGTGCTTTCATTGTGCTATTCAGGCTGCTAGACTTTTGCGCACGAGCCAATGGAGATACATATTCAATATCAACATCAGTGCCCTGCAATATCTCTGGAGGCCTAGACAGCATCTCAGAACGCAACATTAAGCCAAACACACGGTCAATCAACGGACGCAGCATCTCGTTCATCAAACGACCAAGTACAGGGCCTATGACGCGCATACGCTCTTCTTGACGTTGTACAACCTCTGTCGCTGTCATATTGGGCGTAGAGCCAGACAATAGTTGGTCTACATAAAAGGCAGAACGAATAGCCATTCTGCGCTGGTCTTCCATAGACAAGCCAATAGGAATATTAGCCCCAGCCTGTAATGGTGTTATAGAGTCACGAGTACCAGCTCTGTAAAAGTTTAGTCCACCTGGCTGTGTTCTCACTGGTAAAATAAAGCCATCGTCAGGCACAAGCAGAGGTGGGTCAATCTGTTTTTGTGCGGCCTGGATAATGGTTTTTGACATTAAATTCAACATCTTAACATCAGGCAGCGCAACCATAGCAGGGCTTCTGCCCATAGTCTCACCAGTAGATTTTAAGAAGCGCGGGACTACATATGGCATATCTTCAAAGCCAGACTCTGACAGTAGGCTTTTTGTTTCCATATCAATATAGAACGATGCGTATGGCATGTTCTTATTGTCACGCTTGTTGGGGTCTCTATTTATTCTTGGCAGCACAACATGCAGAATATCTACATCTTCGTCAGGCTTCTTCTCGAACTGCTTGCGGATGTAATCCGTTACATTGTCTAAACCAAAGCGTTGTATCACTTGTCTTGCTGGTGAGGTGTACTTTCTAAACACAGTATCAACAATACCGTACTGGTTTTCCTGCACATAAAACTCGGAAATGTGGCGTGTGCTAAACCGCAGCGTACCATTATCCATCTCAATAAACATACAGCCAGTACCAAACACCACTAAGTCCACATACATTTCGTGAACCTCAGTCTCAAAGTTGGACTGGTTAAATGCCCTAATCATGCGCTGGCTACTGTCTTCCAGCCATTCCTGTACTTCATCATCTCTGCCGACATTGGCATTTTTCATGTCGAGGTGAAACCACGGCGTTGCGCCACTGGTCAACATGCCATGCAAGGAGGCTGACAACAGGTCTACAGACTGTAACGCTGTGCCATCGTAAATCAACTCCATCCGTTTTTCACCACGGCTTCGCTTGCGCACAATGTCCGCTTTTCGAGGCAGCATGTAATCAGCTAGGTCTTGGTAGTGGGTATCCCAATTATCTCTGCGACCTTTGATATAATCAAAACGCGCAACAAGCTCTTTGATGAAGTTTTCCATGATTATCCTAACAGTGTTGGTGTACCGCCTGTTGTGGCCTGGCCTTGACCAAGTGCCCCAGCAACAATCGTAGAGCCAGCACCTTTACGCTTTCTTGCACCCTTTTGGGCTTCTTCAGCCAGTGCAGCAGCTCTCATTGTATCTTCTTCTCCAGCCTGTGCTGGTGGTGGCGGAGGAGTTGGAGCTGGTGGAACATATACTTTAGGTTTCAAAAAAGACACATTAGCCTCCTATGGCCTTCTCGCTACCGCCTCTGTAAAGAGAACCGTAACCTTCAATGATAGTACCAGCCTGTCCAGCGCGTTTGCCACGAGTACGTCTTGTGCCACGACCCATTAGAGTTGCGTCATCTGGCACAATCTCTGGCGTTACCTCTGGCGTTACCTCTGGCGTTTGTACAGGTGTTTCTCCGTAGAGCAAGTAGCGGCGTTCTTCTTTATTAGTGCCCATAGCTACATCAAATGCTTCTGTTGCTACTTTCTTGCCAATCTTTTCAACAGGCTCTACAACTACGTCTTCTACTAGCCTGCCTACAGTTCTAAAAGTAGGTTTGGCTACTTTGCCGACAGTTTTAGTAACCTTCTTTGCAGCCTTCTTAATAGGCTTAAATGGATTAAAACCACCCATTAGTATCTCCTTACCAGCTTACCCAGCCTTTTTTTTGTCTATCCACGCGAAAAGAACGGTACTCAGAGTAGCCCATTCTATCAAACATGTTCTTAATATATATTAAACTTGACTTTATGTCACGCATACCAGACATGCAGATATAGTCTACAATGAACGGAATAGGCCCATTGCCGTAAAACCCTTCTTTCGGAAAATCACCAGTAGCATAATATTCATCTATATGCTCTTGTTCTGGAAAAGCG